TCAGCAGGTGCACGTTCAGATGCGATGGACGAACTTGGCAAATATAACTTTGACAGGTCTGTTGAGCTGAAGGGCAGCGCTGAAGAAGCACTGAAAGAACCTATTTACGGCGTACACGACTTGTATGACCCTACAGAAATGGGCATTCGTAGTGTCGATCTAGGTGGCATCAATATGGCCGCTATCGATTCCTATCGTATAAATAACAACGTCGGTAGTATTAACGGACGTGTTGGCAGTATCGGCACAGACCCCTACGTTAAATATGGTCTTGACCTTAGCAAAGACCACAACACCATCTTCAAAGGACTGGCAGAACAGCTCAAAGATGTAGAGATTGACGTCAAACTACCTGACGGTACCTACATCACTGCAAAACAAATTGCAGAAAATGGCGAAGAAATGGCTGCTAAATACTACATGCTGCCTGTTGACGTCATGAAACAGATGTTTGTCAAGGACATCAAAGAGAATGGTCTCGTATTTAAGGAAGCAGGTGTAGAAACACTTAGTTCAGAAGGTATGGAAGCAGCACGTTTGCTGACTAAAAAGTACCTTAATGACATGCTGTCTATGGACCAAGCCAAGGCTGAGGCATACCTTGCCACTTCTGTCGCTGGTCAAATCTCAGACACAGCCCAGGGTATGCGTCTTGTAGAAGGCACTGCAGGCATTGAAAGGGCACAAGAACAGATTATTGATCGTCTTGAGTTCCTGATGGCTATGCGTGGCCGTGCAGCTTATGTACGTGGCCGTGCCCTGAACCTTACAAACATGTGGAACCGTCTTACAATGACTGGTTCTGAGGCAAACAAAGCTGCTTACGCAAAGCGTATCAAGCGAATTCTTGCAGAAGAATCTAACGAAACTCTGCGTGCTATTGAAGCTATCCGCCTAGATGCTGCATTGACTGCACGTACCTTGCGTGAAGTGCACAAAGAAAAGCCTGAAATGTTGGCTCCGCTGCTCATGGCATATGAGTTTACGGATGGCAACGTCGACACGATGGCAAAGCTGAATAGGTTCTTGCAAAACTCTACTGGAACTATTACCAAAGCTTTCTTCGACAGGAGCCCTGAAATACCTTCTGTGGTTGTACAGGGATTCTTCTCCAACGTATACAACGCAACTCTCAGCGCATTTGCCACTCCTATCAAGGCAGGTCTTAGCAACGCTGCCGGTCTGATTGAGAAGCCTATCGGCGCATTCATCGGTGGCTTGCGGTATGGTGAAGGCCAAATGCTGCGTCGTGGTTGGTATCAATACTCACTTAATCTTGAGGTATTGCAAGACTCGTTTGACTACATGAAGCAAGTCTTCAAGCGTAGTGCAACCGAAGCTGACGTTGCAGGTCTGCAGCGTGAAAACTACTTTGTCAAAAACCAAAAGCAAATTGAGATCTTGCAAGCTGTTGCTGACGCAAAGGCTGCTGAAGGTGACTTTGGTCCCCAGGTAGCAATGCAACAGATCCAAGCTATGAACGACTTGGCTGAGCATCCTTGGTTGCGTTTTGGTAACCGTGCTATGCAGGCATTAGATGGTTTTACACAAACCATGATTGCCCATGCAGATGCTAGGGGCCGTGCTTTTGACAAGGTAACCAATAACGGTAAGCTTGAATTTACTGCTGCTAAAGCTGACACAGCTTACAAGCAAATCTACAAAGAGATGTTTGATGAGTCTGGTCTTATCACAGACAGTGCTGTTAAACATACCTCTGGTGAAATTGCTCTCAGCCTTGACAGTGCTGCAAACGACGCTTTCTCTGCACTGATTCGACGTGCACCAATCCTGAAGCCATTCTTGCTGTTTACCAAGACACCAATCAATGACATCAAGATGATGACGTCGTACAGCCCGCATCATTTGTTCTTTAGAGACATCAACGACTTTAGGTTGCGTCCTGAAAACATGGCGGACAATGACATTGCAGACGTGTTGTTGAAGCGTAAGATTGACATTACAGATATGTCGTCTGAGACGATGTATCAGAAGTACAACGAAATCCGTGCAGACCTGTTTGGTCGCAGTGCCCTGGGCACGCTCATGGTAAGCAGTGCTATCGGTTTGTTTATGACTGACAGGCTTACTGGTAACGGTCTTTACGACAAACAAAAACAAGCGCTTCGTCGTGAAACTGATTGGAAACCACGGTCTATCAGATTGCCTGGTGGTGAGTGGGTCAGCTACGACAACCTAGGACCTATCACTAACTGGTTGGCGCTGATTGCTGACATCTCTGACAACATGGATGTCCTGTCACCTAATGACATTGGTGAACAGTTCCGCAAGATGGGCTTTGTACTTGCTGCATCTTTCACTGACAAAACATTCTTGGCTGGTCTAGAACCATTCATTGACGTTGTGCGTGGTGATGTTGGTGCAATTAACCGATGGAGTGGCAGCTTCATCAACGCTGCAATTATCCCTGGCTCTAGTCAGATGGCAGAGATTGGACGTCTTATGGATCCTGGTCTCAAGGAAGTTGAGATGACTATTCTCGACGTTGCACGCAACCGTCTGCCTATTCTCAAGACACAAATCCCACCTAAATACGATTGGATCGATGGTGATCTTGTCGGCGTGCCTGACAACTTCATGGCACGTGTCTGGAACAACTACATGCCTTGGAAAGTCAACGGCAGAATCAGTGAAGAAAAACGTTTCTTGCAGATGATTGAATACGACGCACGTCCTACTCTTCGGACTAATGGCCGTGGCATTGAGTATACACCTGCTGAACGTTCTGAAATTACGAGGGTTATGGGCCGTGACAAGCTGTTCTTAGAAGGCATCCGTAGGGTGATGAACAGCACAGAAGGTCGTGAGTTTAGAAAGCGGTACATGGAAGATGTAAGGGACGGACTAGATCCTGACCTGTCTACTTATGAACTACTGCACAAAACGCTTGACCGTGAATTGCGTTATGCAAGGGACATGGCTGCTGCAATGCTGCCTAATAACGATGCTATCACCAGAAAGATGATTTACAACGATACTATTCAAATGTATCTCCAGAGTGGTGAGCGCGATGCAGCAAGGCGTTTCCAAGAAAAAATGAAGAAACAGTTCTCGTACTAACCCTATTTAAAGCGTAATGGCTGTAACACAAAATTCATTCACAGGAAATGGTTCCACCACCAATTTCTCTTTTACATTCCCCTATATTAAACAAGCCGACGTCAAAGCTAAAATTGACGGCGTAAATACAACTGCATTCACTCTAGCCAACGCAACAACGGTATCCTTCACTTCGGCTCCTGCTAGTGGTGCCGCAATCATTATCTTCCGTGATACCGACAACGATGAAAAGACAGCAACGTTCTTTGCTGGCTCGGCTGTAAAAGCAGAGGATCTGAACAGTAACTTTGATCAGGTCCTTTTTACTGCACAAGAGGTTGACAACAACGCTTTGCAGTCACTTGGTGGCACCATGACTGGTGATCTGAACTTCGGTCAGAACGCTAACATTGTCTTTGAAGGTGCAACGGATGATGCAAATGAAACAACTCTGACGGTCGCAGACCCTACTGCCGACCGTACGATCACCTTGCCCAACGTAACAGGCACTGTTATCACTACTGGTGACACAGGCACTGTTGCTACTGGCATGATTGCTGACTCTGCAATTACTAGCGCAAAAATTACTGACGGTACTATCGCTACAGGCGACATTGCAGATGACGCAATTACTACCGCAAAAATTTCTGACGCAAACGTTACGACTGCATTGATACAAGATGCGAGTGTGACAACTGCAAAGCTTGCAAGTGATGCTGTTACTACGGCTAAGATTACTGATGCCAACGTAACTACCGCTAAGATTGCAAACGACGCAATTACTGCCGCAAAAATTGCAGCAGATGCTGTTGGATCTAGCGAGATTGCAGCTAATGCAGTCACTTCGAGTGAGCTAGCTGACGCTTCTGTCGATACTGCAGCCATTGTTGATGCAAATGTCACCACTGCAAAGGTGGCTGACTCTGCAATCACCACTGCAAAGATCAACGACAGTGCTATTACTAGCGCAAAGATTGGTGCAAACCAAGTTGTTGAAGGTAAAATTGCAGATAATGCAGTTACTACCGCTAAAATTCCTGATAGTGGTGTAACTACACCTAAGATTGCTGACAATGCTGTCACAAACGTCAAGCTTGCTGATGCTGAGCTGCGTGAACTGGCAACTATGGGGTCTACGACTGCCTCTGCACTGGCTGATCTTACGCAAGCTGAGGTCCAGATCCTAGATGGTGCAACTGTTAGCACCAACGAACTCAATATCTTGGATGGTGTCACTGCTAATGCAACTGAAATCAACCAACTTGACGGCAATACGCTGACTAATAGCTTCACTGCTAGCAGCACAACCCAATATCCGTCGTCTAATGCCATCAGTGGCTACGTTCTTGGCCTGATGGACAACCTCGGTGGCTTTGTTGCCATTGCAAACGAGAACAGTTTCCCCACTACCAACCCTGATCCGTCTGATGATGCAGGCACTGTTGTGTCAATCTCTGATGCAGGTGGTCTGGTAGTCAGTGCATCTGGCACTGCAAGTGGTCAAACCACTGGTGGCACTGCTGTAACCATCACAGGCTTCCCGTCTGCACTGCAGAGCAGCACCTTGCCTGCAGGTCAAGGCTTGCAAGTTGTCTCTACTTCTACGCTCAACACCTATACGTACCACAAAGTTCTTGGTACAGACGCTGACATTGCACAACTGAACGATGATGTCAATGATTTCTTTGCCCGGTATCGTATTGGTTCGACCAATCCTACAACAGATCTAGACGCTGGTGACCTGTTCTTCAACACGTCCACTGGCAAGATGATGGTGTATGACAATACTTCGTCTGCATGGGAAGAAGTACAAGCTGTTGGTAACTACTTCATCAACACTCTTAGCTCCTCAGGAGGCACTGGAGGTGGCTCAGCGACGTTTAACGGCTCTGCCTATAGGTTTACTCTTAGCAATCCTGGAAGTGTCGCACAGCAGCATATCGTAAGCATTAACGGTGTGATTCAAAAGCCTAACAGTGGCACGTCACAACCGTCTGAAGGCTTTGCTATTGACAATGCTGACATCATTCTCGCTGCAGCTCCTGCCACTGGCTCTGAGTTCTTCATTGTCACTGTAGGTACTTCTGTCAACATCGGTTCTCCTAGCAACGATACCATCAACAATGCGATGGTTAAGGCTGATGCAGCCATTGCTGGCACCAAGATTAGCCCGAACTTTGGTAGTCAAAACGTTGTAACGACTGGATCGGCTGGCATTGGAACGTCGTCGCCTGGCACAAAACTAGATGTAAACGATGGATCTGCTAACTGCACTATTAGAGCAAGAACAGGCACTGGATTTTCATCATTTCTGAATTTATTGCCGAATGGCTCTGGCTCAGGAGTTTCATTAGCAGCTAATTCAAACTCAAGCGCACAACTTTTTAACCAGTTGAATGGTTACTTAGCATTTGGCACAAACAATACAGAGCGGATGCGAATCACCAGTGCTGGAAATGTTGGCATCGGAAACACCAATCCTAGCCAGCCTTTAGATGTTACTGGTTGGGTGAAGACTAGCGTAGGACTGTTAGGCACATATGGTCGCGTTGGTCTTGGTAATAGTGGCGGTCCAGAAATTACAACCGGGGCTCTAGCTAACCCAATTAAATTTATTGGCGGCAATGGCAGCTCAAATCTTGAGCGGATGCGTATCGACAGCTCTGGGCGGTTGTTGGTTGGCCTCACTAGTGATTTAAGCGGCGGAACATCATCGACTGCTATTCAACTTGCGACAACAGGTGGTGGATTTTTAGGTCTTGCTAGAAACGATACGACTGTTGGAACAGGCAATCCTCTAGGCGGTCTGCGTATTTACGCTAATGACCCTTCTGGTTACAACGATGTAGGCATTATTCAATGTGCTGGAGATGGCAGTCACAGTTCAGGTGATTATCCAACACGATGGGAGTTTTATACAACCGCCGAAAATGCGTCATCACCAACCGAGCGGATGAGGATTGGGAGTAATGGTCGAGTAGGAATTGGGGTTACAGCACCTAGTGCAGCTTTAGAAATCAATGATCCTAATTCAGGAGACACATATTTACGCCTCTCTGGACTTAGCAGTAACACTGCAGACGCAAATTACGCCGGAATTGAGTTTTACAACACCGATTCTTCTGGCATTGGACCTGGCGTGCAGGGTTGGATTGAAGCAAGAGCTACCGGCTCCACAGGTGCTGGATGCGACTTAGTTTTTGGTACATATCCTGGAGTTTCCTCGCCTGAAGGCGCACGAGGCGTCGAAAGGATGCGAATTGCTGGAGATAGTTATATTCGCTTAAGTTCAAGTGCAGGCGGCATCCAATTCAACGGCGACACGGCTGCTGCAAACGCTCTCGACGATTATGAAGAGGGCGATTGGAACATTACCAATGCTGGCGACTCAACAGGAGTGATTGCGTCTTCCCATTGCAAATATACAAAAATAGGCAGAGTGGTTATTTGCCATTTTGTTATTACGGTATCTGCAAATTTCACTGGTTCTTCATTAGGTGGTTTACCATTTCATCCAGTCAATAAAACAGGTTCTCCATCTGGTGTTCACGGCATTATTCCTGTCCGGTCAGGAGGAGGAGGTAGCGGGGCTTTCTTTTTTCAAGTAAATACCGGTGGCACTCTGTCTACTCTTTCAAGTACTAGTGGCGGTTTAGCGACTTTATCTACCTCAACTGACCCTTATAGAGGAACTTTTGCTTTTCAGATTTAATAGTATTAGCCCGCAACGGCTTTAAACTATGCCTAAACCTATTTCGTCTGGAGGACGTTCTTAATGGCTATTACAAAACGACTTGAATACAAAGAAGAAATCCTGCCTAATCAAACCATCCAAATCCGCACCACCACTGTGG